GCGTAAGGGTTGGGATAACTTGAACGCCAGCTCGGGCAACCTTGGGTCGAACCCGGTCGGCGTTATCCATGAGCTGGTGGTGGCCGATGGCACGTACACAGTGCTGTTCGCCGGCAACAACAAACTGTTCAAGCTGGATGGCAGCAACGCCGTAGTCGAATTAACCTACGGGGGTGGAGGCACGGCGCCAACGATCACAGCCAATAATTGGCAATGCGCGTCGTTAAACAACATCACGTACTTTTTCCAGACCGGGCATGACCCGCTGATCTATGACCCAACGGTCAGCACAACGACGTATCGCCGTGTCAGTGAAAAGACCGGCTACGCGGGCACGGTGCCGTCTGGCAATGTTTGCATTTCGGCGTACGGTCGTTTGTGGATTGCTAACACAGCTTCTGACAAACAGACGCTGACGTTTTCTGACTTACTGTCTGGCCACGTATATACCGGCGGCACGTCAGGTACGTTGAACATAAACAATGTTTGGCCGAACGGACAAGACGAGATTGTGGCGCTGGCCGCCCATAACGGCTTTCTGTTTATCTTCGGCAAGCGCCAGATTCTGGTGTACCAAGGGGCGACTGCACCATCGACGATGTCACTATACGACACCGTGATTGGTATTGGTTGTATCGCGCGCGATTCGGTGCAAGGCACTAACACCGACGTCTTGTTCTTGTCGAACAGCGGCGTGCGCTCGATCCTGCGTACGATCCAAGAGAAGTCCGCGCCGTTTCGCGATATTAGCAAGAACGTGCGCAATGACTTGATGAATATTGTGGCCGGCGAGACGTTAGCCAACATCAAGGCGGTGTACTCAGAAGTTAATGCGTTCTATTTGCTGACATTGCCCACTAACAAGTCGGTCTATGTGTTTGACACCCGCACAACGCTGCCGGACGGCGCGTCTCGAGTGACGACCTGGACGGATATTGAACCGACTGCGCTACTGTCTCGTCGTAACGGCGACTTGTTGATCGGCAAGACGGGCTATATCGGTAAGTACACAGGCCAGACAGATAACGGCGCGTCGTACCGGATGCAGTACTACACCAACCACTCTGATTTGGGTGATCAGAGCGTGACGTCTATTTTGAAGCGTCTGTTGATTGTCGTGATTGGTGGTACGAACCAGTACATCACCATGAAGTGGGGTTTTGATTTTACTGAAAACTACTTGTCGCAGAACGTCCAAATCCCGACGCAAGGTGTCGCGGAGTATGGCATTGCGGAGTACGGCGCCAATGGCGTGCCCTTGGCCGAATACGCCGACGGTATTGCGCTACAAACGCTGTACGCGCAAGCAACAGGCTCCGGCAAGATTGTGCAAACAGGCTATGAGGCCGACATCGACGGCGCGTCGCTGTCGATCCAACGTATTGAAATCCAAGCAAAGAATGGAAGGGTGTCATGACAAACTACGTTAAATCGACCGACTTTGCGGCTAAAGATGCGCTGGCGTCTGGCAATGCAAGCAAGATCGTCAAAGGCACCGAGATTGATACGGAATTCAACAATATCGCGACTGCTGTTGCAACGAAGGCCGATCTTGCATCACCTACGTTTACCGGCACGCCTGCGTTGCCTACTGGTACAACGGCAGTCACGCAAAGTTTTGGTGATAGCAGTACAAAGTTAGCGACGACGGCATTCGTGCAAGCCGCACTACAACTCTTGTACCCAGTTGGCTCTATCTATACAAACTCATCCGTTAGTACTAATCCAGGTACGTTGTTTGGGTTCGGCACTTGGACTGCATTTGGCGCTGGTCGTGTGATGGTCGGCTTTGATTCAAGTAACTCGTTATTTGATACGGCGGAAGAAACAGGCGGTTCGGCGGACGCAATTGTTATAAGCCACACGCATACTGCAACATCATCAGTTACCGATCCAGGTCACTTACACACTTATCAACAAGACGCTATAGGTAGTACGGTTGTCGGGCAAGATACTGCGGGTAATTTCACGCGAAACACAGTAAATACAAGTTCTGCCGTTACAGGCATATCGGTATCTACTTCAATTAGTTCAACGGGTTCTTCTGGCACCAATGCAAACTACCAGCCGTACATTACTGTGTACATGTGGAAGCGGACTGCATGATTGTTGAAACATTACCTGATCATCAGCTTATCCATCACTTTTCTGATGGACTGTACGCAAAGGAAATACGCGTACAAGCTGGGCAGGCGATTTTGAAGCACACGCATGACTTTAGCCACCTGTCTATTCTGGCTAAAGGCAAAGTAGCAGTGCTAGTAGGTGAAGAGATTGAAATCGTGAACGCTCCGGCGTGCATTGAAATCAAAGCGGGCGTCACGCATGGCGTGAAAGCGATTGAAGATTGTGTTTGGTTTTGTATCCACGCAACGGATGAAAAAGACCCGGCGAACGTGGACAACGTGTTAATTAAAGGAGAATGACATGCCTATCGGCGCCGCAATTATAGGGGGTGGGCTTGGGCTTCTAGGTAGTTCGATGCAGGCAAGGTCTGCTGAACGAGCTGCGCGCACGGCGGCCGACGCGCAAATTCGCGCAGCACAAATTGCTGCTGAAGAAGCGCGGTTTCGCCCAGTAGGCATCACAACACGTTTTGGCCAAAGCCAGTTTACGATGGGGCCGGATGGCCGACTGCAGGCGGCAGGGTATACCGTATCGCCAGAACTGCAGGCATATCAAAACCGACTGATGGGCATGGCAGGCGGTGTTGGGCTTGAATCGATCACTAATGCGCCGACCCAGTACGCCGCGTTGCCAGGCGCTGCAGAGCGGCTGTTCGGCCTGGGCGAGCGTTATTTGGCCGAATCGCCTGAACAAGTGGCGCAGCGCTACATGACCTCGCAGCTCGACATCTTGGCGCCGCAACGTGAGCGCCAATTGGCTGCGCTGCGCAACCAGCAATTCCAAGCAGGCCGCACCGGCTTGTCAGTCGGCGCAACCGGTTTGCGCCCTGGCGGCGGCGTAGGTCTGGCTGCGACGAATCCAGAAATGGAGGCGTACTACAACGCGATTGCACAGCAGGATGCAGAGTTGGCCGCACGTGCGCAAGAGCAAGGGCAACGTCAGTTGGCCTTCGGCACTACGCTGTTCGGCACCGGTGCAGATCTGTTGGGCGGCTACCAGCGTGGTCTGGTCAGCTCACTCGCGCCGTTCCAAGGGTACTTGGGCGCGGCGGGCGACATCGAATCGTTGGGACGTCAGCCGCTCGAGATCGGCGCATCGTTGGGCGGCGGCAGTGCAGCCGCTGCGCAGGCGCTCTTGCAAGGCGGTATGGGCGCAGCGCAAACCATGCAGGCAGCAAACATGTTGAACCCGACTGCATCGTTCTTGCAAGGATTAGGCACAAACCAACAATTGACCTCAGCTTTGGCGGGTGGGGTACAAAACCTGTTTGGCGGCGGTGGCGGGCGACAATTTTTTGCTTCCCCTGCAGATTTAGGTTCTTACTATCGGTCTGTCGGTCCAGCCGCTGGCTTTACTATTTAAGGAGTAAGTCATGGCAAGCGAAATCTTAGGGCTGTTTACCTCGCCGGAGATGTACCAGCAGCAGCGCGACTTGGCAATGCAACAGCAAGCTGCGCAATTGGCGCAGCTCGACCCGTATCAAAACATTCGCTATAGCGCGATCCGTGCCGGTCAGCAGTTCGGCGGTGGTTTGGCTGGTCTACTCGGTGCGGAAGACCCACAGTTGCGCATGATCAGCGCGCGCCAGTCGGCTCTAAGCGGGCTGGACTTGTCAGATCCAGACGCGATCATGGCGGCCGCACGTCAATTGTCTGGTGTGGGCGATCAGCAAGGCGCATTTGCTTTGGCCGAGTATGGTCGCAAAGCGGCGACGGACAAAGCATTAGCTGAACAGCGCGCACGCGAAAGAACATCGCCTGCATTGTTAGCGGCTGCACGTATTCGAGAGCTAACAGCAGGAAAGCAAAAACTTATAGATCAAGGTGCGGCGGCAGATAGCCCTGAAATTAAACTTATTGACGCGGAAATAAGCGATATACGGCGCGGCGGTAAAGGCATAGGCGCAGGTGGCGGTACGGACGCGGAGAAGAATGCTTACGCTTTGGCAGCGTTAAAAGGCGAACCCGGCTCAGAAGCATTTAACGCTGAGTATGCAAAACAACTTCCTTTGCTGTTGGCAAAAGGCGGCGGCAAAATTCCAGATGTTATCGAAATTGCGCGTGAGTTGGCGAGTCGTAAAGGCGCGCCGGGCACTAAAGAATACGAAGATGAATACACAGCGCAATTAACTAAGCTATCGACTAAACCAGACAAAGAGACTAAACCAAGCATTAAGGAAGTTGGTGTCGCGGTGGGCACTAATGCCCCTGTCTATTTAGATGAGATAGCAGGGCAGCAATTTATTTTTGTAAAAGATGCTGAAGGTAAACAAATTCGTCAGCCGTACTTTGGCGGCGTGGATCGTACAACAGCCAAAGTATCAGCATCTGTCGGGGCGCTTGGCGAAAAAGCATTTCGTCAACGCTTGGGAGTACTTGACGCAAACCGCGTAGAAGCTGCAGTTTCAACCCGGGATAACTCTATTGCGGCACTAAATTCACTTAACCGGTTGACCTCACTGAGCGACGCAGGGTTAATTAGTGGTCCCTACGCAGGCGGTAGAACTGGCGTCGTTAACTTCCTTGACGCTTTAGGGCTTACTAGTGAAAAAGACAAAAGCACTCTGGCTAGATCAGAGAACTATCAGAAAATTGCTGGTGATATCGTCTTGGCTACTTTGGGTGGCCGATTGGGCGCTGGCTTTTCTAACGAAGATCGTAAGTTTATTCAAGGGTTGGTACCGCAACTTGAGACAAGTGCAGCCGGCCGCCGACAACTTCTAGATTTCTTAATCAAGAAAAACCAAGAGATTATTGACGAGACTACGCGACTTGAAGATTACGCTAGAGATAACGATAGTTTGAAAGGGTTTAAGTCTAAGATCCCTATCCCTAGACAGTCGGCTGGGTCTAATGCAACCGCCATGACCGATGAAGAACTAAAAGCAGCTCGCGCTAGGTTGATTGGAGGTAAAAAATAATGGCACAGACACCTACCTTGGAGGAAGTTGAAGCCGAGATGCGCCGTCGCGGTCTTTTGACCGAGACCGGGTCTGTCATGGACGAGCCCGGCACAACGCGCAAAGAATTTCAGAATTTCGGTGAGTCTTTGTTCAAAGGCGGTACCAAAGGCATTATTGACATCTTAGGCGGCTGGGGCAATTTGTATGACTACTTAAAAGAAAGCAAAGACCCCAATGCGTTTTCTTCTGCCGGTATTGTGCGTGGCATACGCAATCTGACAGGCATAGATTTATTATCAATACCCGGCTACAAAGGGGCGTATGAATTTTCGTCGGCGGGCGCTCCGGCCGCCGCGCTTACTGCTGTTGGTGTTCCTGGCTTGTTTAGCCGCACCAAAATGGGTGTTACCGGCGAGTATGGCGTTGGC